GCTCATTATGAACCCCTTTGTTTTACAGTTCCGGTAGGTTTTAGGGTACGCAGTCCGGTAAACACGCTTCCACTTTATCCATTTCATCTAAAAACTTTTTCATAGATTTTTCAACTTCGCTTGTCGAAAGTTCGCTGATTTGCAAGAGCCGCTCAACTAGCGTCTTCTGAATCTTGTCAGGCCATGATTGGATTTCATCCAAGGGGATTCGGTTGTTCTCACAGTCGAACAAGCAACGAGCCAGCAAGGCAGGATCGCTATTAGCAATTCCCTTTGCCCCGACTGGCTTACCACTGGGGGACAGCTTGATAGCATCGACCTTGGCGTTTCTCCATGCGGTAGCAGCGTCCCCGCTGGCCTCTCGCATGATGTACTTTTTCTCGCCGATGGTGATCGGTACTTCGTTGAGTGTCGCACTCGCGAAAACAATCGGCTCAAGGTAGTTGGTCATCATTCGCTCCGTGTTGGTGGTTGCGAGGGAGCCCGCATGATTACGAGCCCCCGAAGAAGTGCTGACTAGGTTCCAGCTACATCGACGTATACTGGAGCCTCTTCGGCGAGCGTCACAGGATCGACATTCGACGGCTCAATGGTCACGGTACATTCAGGCAACGTGCCGTGAGACATGTCGGCAAACTCGATCTTACGAAGCCAGCCATAGAACGACAGCGTCGAACCGTCTGGCCACGAAACAGTAATGGTCTGATTGGCATTCGTCTGGGCTATCGCCTGAGAAATGACGTTCGGATCATAAGCCGCTGTCAACGTAAACGGCTCAAGCTTCAGCAGTGTCGGAGGCAATTGAGTCATCCACGTAGTGTTGTGCATCGTGGATTGGTCGATTGGGTCGCCGCCTTCGATGGCGGGAGCCCCCATGGTCTTTTCCCAGAAAGAAATCGTGAGAAGATTTTCCATCGCGAGTTTTGCGGAAAAGCCTTCATCCAATTGGATTCCGGCCGGTGTTCCTCGCACTATTGCAGATGGTGCGGTCATGACTATTCTCCTTTAAGCGAACTGACGTAAAGCGATAGTTGCGTTGATAGTGAAATGGTTTCGGTTGCTAAGCGGCTCGTTTTTGCCCAGCGTGTTTATCGTGCCGGTCCTGTCGACTCCATATACGGTGTAGTTGGATGAATCGATGGCGATGTTGAATACGTTGTTCGTTGATCCATCCAGCAAGGCGGCTATCTCATTGGCTTTGGAATACCCCGTCGCTTCGCTTCCGCTGCGGATGAGTATTTGCACGCCGTAACGCTCTTGCATTTGGCCGTCGTCTTGCCTACGGCCTTCGTTCTTTCCTGTCGTGTTGAAGATTACGATTGCATTGTCTGGCTTGTCTGACGACTGGCCCAGTCCTATCGGCCATGCACTGGCAGCACTGGGTAGCGTTCCCGCTCCCAGGTCTATCAGCACTGATCGAAGCACCTTGTTGGGTGCGTGGGTTAGACTGCCGCTCACCGCTCGCTTTGTCCGTCCATTGCTTTCGTCTTCCGCGTGATAACTACGATTTCATCACACGGAACATGAATCGTTATGTCAATAATTGGCTCACTCAAATCAATCAACAATCGTTCCGCGAGAGCCTGAAATTCTGGCCAAAAATACACATCCCTGCCAATCGGCCTCTCGTACTTTTCGCGATCTGGAATGCCTTCACTCACAGTTCTTTCTCCACAAATGCACTGCCTTTAAGGTTGCCGAGATCAACAGGAACCAGCTTCTGTGACTCTCGCTGTATTCTCTGGGCTCCGACCGCCACAGCCGTTAGCAAGTCGGTTTTCCCTGTGTATGCTTCCCGAATCACCCTAGCCAACTCACCGCTATTGTTCAGTTCTCTGGCCGGCTGTTCAAGGTATTTAGGCTGGCCTCGACCGGTCGGGTCCCACCATTTTCCTTTTCTCTTGGAGCCGTCCTCCCGGGTGCCTGTCCTTGGCTCGCCAGCATGCTTCTCGATCATCTCGTGGACCCACACTGCGTATTTGGCGTTGTAGCCAACAACCACACTGCCATTGTCGCTGGTAATCGACTTCTGCCGTCGCCTCTCAAGTTTCTTAATCAACGCCTTCACGTTTTTGATTCCGAGCACATTGGCCATTATTTGCAGTCCTGTATCGTTACTCGCAGCTCACCCGCTTCGACGGGGAACGTGTCCTGTGCCCCAGCCCCTGTTTCGACAATAAAGTAAGCATGAAAGGTGCCTGCCGTATCAACGTCAGCGGCTTGGAATGTGTATTTTACCTGCCCATTGGTCGCATCGGTCACTGTGACGTTCGACGAAGTCTCGGACACCTTGTCCACACCTGCGGACGTACACATGCGAAATTTGACCGTCAGGCCAGTCACATCGACAGCGGTGCCATCGGGACGCTTCAGTGTCGTCGCCAACGCAATTCTCGTGTCCCCGACTTGCCTGGTTTGTGTTTGAGTGGTTGGCATCATGCGCCCGTGTTCGATAGAAACGTGTGTGACTCGAATGTATCTTTAGCGTTGGCCATTAGACGGAAACCGCCCCATCACTTGATGCGGGGTTAGCTAGTTATAGTTGGCAGTGAATCACTGAAGCGAGCAAGCATCACCGTTCGGCGACTTACGGTATTTTTTATGTCTGGCGTACTACTGAAGGCGACTACCTTCTTTAATTCAACCGGTGGAGTAGCCACTGTCTCTAGCGTGCCTTCCCACATAATGCTCCCGTTGGTGATGTCCTGATCAACCACCACTTGAGCAATCACGGAAATAATATTCCCGTTGCCATCGGGGATCTCTCGCTGAACATTCTGCCAACGGACGTCAATCTCAACGGCAGCCGCTACCTTGGGCTCGTTGGTGTCGTCATCAACTTCCGTCTCTGAAGCAGCCCACAGAATCGCCTTCTGGAACAAGCAATCGTTTTCGGGGTTCGGCATTACTGTCGCTCCTCGAATGTAAGCTGGCTATCGAGTGGTGTCCCCAGCCATGTGAGTCCGATAGATTGGCCCTTGCCTACAGATGCAAGGAAACCAGAGATATCAAGATCCTTGGCCGTTTGCCCCCAGGGCGTGAAATCTAGCCCCTTGCCTGTCTCGCCATAGAACTTGGCACTCGCGTCTTGCGTCTTTTTCTCAAGGTACGCGGGATCACGCAGAGAATAATAATGGGCGGCGAGATTCACCTCGATCTGCTTGAGCAAAGCAGTGCTCAGAACACCAAGCGTGTCGTTGCTCGACACCTTGTCAGTCAACGCAGTAGCGATATCAACATACGGCTGCATGTTGATCTGGTCGTTATAGTCAACCAGTGTCTGCACTTCATCTAGGGTAACTCGCTGTGCCATTGCTTCGCTCCAGGGTAAACACAGAGGCGAGCAACCTAGGCGAGTTGCATTTCCCCGTGGATGATGTTTACGATATCGTCCTTGAGCATCGCGTCACCAAGGTCGATCGTCTCTTCCTCCGCAAGTTCACGGAGCTCTTTTACTGTTTTGACTCGCAAAATATCGTACCCGGTTTGCTGAGTCACTGCGGCAAACTCTTCGATCACCAGGAATCGCGGCCTCACCGAATCATTCATCGCAGACAAATCCTTGTCCGTTTCAATGATGTCTTGTCCATCAACGCCGGAAGAGTAAGTCTGGCCACCCTCTTGGTGGACTCCTCGAATCAGTCGAAATTTCATAGCATCGCTCCTTTGTTTTTGTTCTCCACCGAGGCCGCTAGACGGGAGACAGGAACCGTCTAGCAGCCTTGACAATCAATACTAAGCCGGGGTCGCGTGAACGATGCCGGTCTTCGAGGAAGTCTGACTCGTGCCGATGAACTGGCTGCGGATGTTCGGCGCTTGGATCGTCATGACGCGGAAGTTTTTCATGAAGGTTCCGACGCTATCCCAGCGAACCGTTTTCATCTCCATTCCGTTGACGGCACGAATCGTTTCCTCTTGCATATTCACCAGCAGTAGCGAAGTGGTGGCAGTCCAGAAATCCAGCCGCTTGACTTCCGTAATGCCCTTGATTCGCTGAATCCGCTCGCGAAGCGTAAGGCTGGGCGAGGCAAGTCCCTGAGCGTCGGTGCCCTTGACGTAGTCCTGGTCCATGTACTGGTCCCAATCGTTCGTCGTGTAGAGCATGAACGGGCCAAAGAAATTCTGAGCCTTGGCGAGATCCAGCATCACCAAAACCTCAGCCAACACGGTCGAACTGTTCGTCGACGTCGGCGTAGTCAGATCGGTCTTGGTGATGCGATCAGGGTGATTCGTATAGCCGTAGACCTTGGACGTGTTCTCCAGTTCGGTGCTACTGCCATACGTCATGCCCGCAAGCGTTCCGATGATCGTGTTCTCAAGCGTGTCAGCAACTCGCCGAGAGGCTTGCTCACCCATCGTCGTGGTGATCGGAATCCCCTTCGACGCGCTGATACCGATCTCTCGCTGGCTGTAATTGAATCCAGCGTGAGTGATCGGCAGCGGCATGGCGTCGCGAGCGATCAGCGGGGTATCAACATTTCCGCCAGTCAGGTCGAACATATCGACGTTGGCCTGTCCCGTGTCTGACCACTTCTCGAATTCCAGGATCGAATTTGACATTCCCGGAATGTTGAATGTGGCCGCCTTCCTGGCGTCCGCCCATGCGTCCAGGCGAGGACGAGCGG